TTATCAAAATAATCTAATCTATTTGTTGGCGGTGTCGGTACATTAAAACCACCCATACCACCCATACCTATATTACCTACATTGTTTGTCGGTGTATTGTAACCACCCACACCTACATCTAAACTATAACTTGGTGCTACTGGAGTCATGCTTGGTGGTTGTGCAACATTTGTTGCTCCAGCATAAAATGGATTAGTTCCTGTATCTATTGGTTGACCAATTGGTTCATTTACTGCTACTGGAGGCATTACTGCTACTGGTGGTTCAATATACCCAGCAACAGGTACTTCACCTTGAACAACCTTTGGAGGGTCAGGTATTATAGGGTCTTCATAAAATATAGGAGGTTCTTCTTGAACATCAGGTATTCTAGTATCTGATTGAGCATATTGAAAAGGATCATCTGTTATTGGTTGTTGAATATAAGGATCAACAGGAACTGGATCAGGATAATCAAAATCAAAATTAGGTAAAGAAGGAGGTCCTGGTAAAGGACCGCCTATCATTTCAAGATTAGGATCGATAGGTGGTATTGGTAACATTTCTGGTGGTAAAGGATCGCCATGTGTAGGTGGAAAAATTCTAGGTCCTTCTTGTTGCGTTAATCCCATATCAGGTGGCAGTGGTCTTGAATCAAGTAATCCTGCAATTCCTTGTGCTGCTTCTTGTGCTTTTGTTGGTTGATAAACACCAGCTGGAGCAAAAATATGCTCACCATTATCATCAACACCGCCATAACTTAAATTATTTGCAGCTGCTAGTTGTCTACCTTCGGCTAATCTATTACCCATTGCATTAAACATTATTGAATTAGCGTATGGATTGTTTCTGCCGGATGCAGACATATCGCCAAATGCTTTACCAAAAGGATTTAATGCTTCTTTAAAAATAGCCATTTCTTCTCCTTAGGCTGTGTAAGATATTACGCAATTAGTAATACCAGCACTAGATATTACCCTCATACCTCTTTTTAATTTATAACCTGCATCTGCATAAAAGCTATCACTACCTCCGCTATTCACCTTAAAGGTACTATCAGTAGTCCATGTTCCAGCGGCGTTTTTTGATTGAATATCAACCGTGCCATCTGAAGAATCGGCTTCTAAATATATACCTCTAAAGTAAACAACTTGGTTTGTACCTTTAGCAGCAGTATTAGCATTATTGGTATCACCCGCAACAACTATTGTAGTTGCATTTGTACCTTGCTGATGTCTTAAGTAAGACCCTGCCATTTATACCTCCTAAGATAGGTTGTTATTTTGTATGTAAAGTACTGTTACAGTCGCAGCACCTGTTGCACCATTACCAGTGCCTGCTACAAAATCTGCAAAAATTCTTAAATCAGTTGTACCAACATCAGTAGCTTCAGTATCTAAAGTTCCATGTGTTGTTCCAAGAGCTTTAACATTAGTTGCAGGTAAGAAAGCGTCAGCGTCAGTAGCTGTTCCAAGAGCAACAGTAGCAGTGCCACCATCATTGTTAACAGTTGTTACATTTAATATTACATCTACCACCTGTGAATTAGCAGGAACTACTGCAACAGCTTGATCTAGTGCAGAAGCTCCAATAATGTCGATAACTATTGATTGTGCCATTAAGACAGAACCAACATTAGCAACATCATTGCCAACCGTTGTACCTGTGGTATCTTTGATTGTGCCGGCCTTGATAGGTCCGGAAAAAGTTGTTTGACCCATTGTTTTTCTCCTTAGTCGTTAAAGTCGACCTTAATTGGTCGTCTAGGGATATCTATAAAATACAGAAAAAAAAAGGATAATGCAAATAAAAAAAAGGGGCTAAGCATCCCTAGCCCCTTTAAAGAATTGATACTTAATTAATTAAGCACCTGGTGACCCATAGATTCCACGAGGATCAGACCATCCGAAGCTGTAACGCTCCCTAGCCTTAAATCTCATGTTACCTGTGTTAAACTCACCTTCCATTGCAGTTCTTAAAGGTGCACGGGTAAAGTGTTTTAGCCCGTTTGGTGCATCTGTAAGAATGAAGAATGCGTCAGGGTCTGTTAAGAAATGATTAACAGTGTACCCTTCTGGAATCGCACCCGATGATCTAAGTGCATTAATATCGTTATCAGCAGTTCCAACTCGGCCTTCAGATTTCATTAATCTTTCAGCTACGAATTGAAGTTCCGCAGGGATAACAAGTTTTCTGCCACGAAGTGCTACGATTAAGCCTCTTTCATCAGTAAATTGACTGATTGTAATGAGACCGTTCTCTAAAGCAGTTTCGTTTAGATCGGTTGCTGTGGTTGGTTCGTTAGAAAAGGTCCCCCCAACAGAAAGCGGATGGTCTGTTGCAAGTAATTCCTTGCCGTCACCACCAGTAAAATTATTGTTGAATCCATTATTTAAAATGGAAGCACCTTTTACTTGCTTACTATGTGCCATTGATCGTGCTAATGCACGAGTATAGCGATTTGACAGACGGTCGTAGAGGTTGTCTTCGACAGCTTCTTCAGTTAAGGCAAATGCCATTGCTACAGTCTCGTGTGTGTATCGAGCTGTATAAACTTCAGTTGCTGAGTCGTATTCAACTCCTGCACCTTCTGATTTTGTCGGGGCCGCTCCAAATCCGGAAAGCATTACTTCTTCTTCGAAAGCTCTATCTGATGATTCACTTTCAAAAATTTCCGCAGCTTCGTCTCCGTATTTGCTGTACTCTAAGCCAAAGAGAGCGTTTAGACCAGGCTCTAGTTCTTTAGCAAGTTGTGCTCTTGATATAGCCATTGTTTTATCTCCCTAATTATACGCCAGTTGTACCAGCAGAAGCGAAATGGTTGTTGATAAGGACTACAACATTAGTGTTTGTAGAACCTGTATCATCATTGTCAGGATTGGTAGATACTGCAAGAGCCTTCAGAGGAAGGGAAGCAGTTGTTGCTCCTGTTCCTACATCTAACTCTGCATATGAAATACCACTGTTTGCACTTCCTGTACCTGCACCATCCACAATATCATAGTTAGCGAAAACGCCAGCTATAGTGAATGCAGCGTCTGCTTGCACTTCACAAATGATATTAGGATCGTCCACGACATAAGCCTTAACAGTGCTAGTCACTGCACTATCACCAGTCCAATAGTTTGACCATTTAGGTTTACCTGTTGATGAATCTGTAAATTGGCACCCATTAAATACGCCCACTACAAGTCCACCATCTCCGGCAGCCATTCGATCGATATATCCAGCCGCTAGGCCTTTTACAATATCACCTTGATAAATCTTAGTGGTATTAGCATTTGATATTTCATATTCTCTTTGACCGCCAGTGTAAGCACCACCGCCAAGTAAGGCAGCGGGTCTTAACCCAAATGGAGCATCTTTGTTAGCCATTAGCTACTCCTATTAGATTTTGATTCTATTTATTAGAACCAAAGGTTACTTTTGAACTCCGCTCTGCCTGAAATTTAGGCATTGCGGGATTGTTGTCACGCATCCAATCGTTATCAACCGCTTGCATCTGCTGTTTAGCACGATCAGCGTAATATTGTTTGCGTTGTTCAACGAACTCTTCTGGTATTCTTGCCAGAAGTAAACCGCCTACACCAATGACTCCGGTATATTTACCATCCTCGACAGTTGGAAAGACGCTACCCTCATACTCATCTGCACGCACAAGTTCATAACCTTCATTCAATCTTGAATGAACATTGTTTTTATCATCAAAACCTAGAACTTCTGCTCTTATCCATCTATGGACATAACCAGCGGGTGGGGTTGGGGCGTGCAATTTATTGGGTGGTCGCCATTGCACTGGGCGTTCGCTAGAGGCTCGTGTGTTGTTTGACCGAGCGTTTCTATCTATAGCAGGAGCTTCTTTAGCTTCTGCATCTATAAATTCGTATTCGTTATTTTCTTCTGACATCATATACCTCTATGAATTTCTTGCATCAATTTTTGCAACTTCTTTAGCGTATGCATCTAGCGGTACACCAAGTTTTTTAGCTACAGAAATTTGTGCTGGGGTTAATTTAACACTTTTTTTACTCTTTTGGCTAGTCTTTCCTTGTGATACTGGAGCGACTGTTTGAGTACGGGTAGTTTTCCCTTCAAATTTATGCGGAAATTCAGTTCTAATTCTTTTGTCAATTTCTGAATAATAATCATCAGATTGAGGATCAAAACCTTCTTCCTCAACAAGCTGTTGGTGAATGGTAAAAGCCGTAGCTGTCATAGCACGATCTTGTCCAAACCAACTATTCTCATCTCTTTCTGCCCAATCAGTTGCTTTTGCATCTGGTTGAGGTGGAGGAGCATATTCTTGTTGTTGCTGTACTTGTTGTTGAGCACCAGGCTGTTGTTGATATTGTTGTTGTGCCTGTCTTACTTGTTGTTGTTTTTCTTGATTACCTTTGAAAATTCTTAATCTTTCTTTTTCAATTGCAATCTTAGCCATTACTTGCTGAGCATCAGCCATTTTATCAACTTCACCAGCTTCATATGCTTCTTTAAAAGCAGCTTTAGCTTGAGATTCTTGAGAATCAATTCTGCTAGATGCTTCTGCACTGTAACCTGTATTTAAACTAGAAAGTTGTCCTCTTAAAGCGTCAGCTTCCGTTTTTTGCTGTTGAGCAAATTGTAATGCAGCAGCTTCTCTTTCTTCGGACTCTTTTCGTTGAGCAACAAGTTTGTTAATTCGTTTTTGAGTTTTATCTCTTCTTTTATCAAGTTCTTCTTCACTTAATCCTTGAGAGACGGGCTCACCAGTAGCTTCAGTTTCATTGCCAGTTACATCAACAATAGCCGGTTGGCTTTCATCAATAATAACATCTTCTTCAACTTCAACTATTTTTGCTTCTTCTGTTTCATCATTCATTAGACACTCCTATATTGTAAAAACATCAGTTGGTTCCAAGATAGTTCCAAGAATCTCGTCGTCATTTAAAATCCTAATTTCGCCATCAGCAAGTTTAATTCTTGTTCCAGCGTACTTACTAATAATTACCCACTCGCCTTCTTTACAGTAAGCTCCGTGAGGAAATTTCTTTTTATCTTTGTAAGCATCAGGTCCTAAAGTGACCACATAAGCTACGACTGTAGCTAAAGATTCTCTTTCTCGTGTCTCGTCGGGAATAACAATGCCACCTTTAGATTTTTCAAATCCTTGGAAAGGCATAACGACCACACGATATCCTGTGGGTTGCGGTATTCTTTCTTTTGCGGATTTTTTAAGAAGACTTGGATCAAGTACTCTTTTATTTTCTTCGGTGTAAGCATCGGATACTTGTAAATCAGGCTTCTCTTCCTTTTCTACTTTCTTCTCCACTTTTTTATCGGCGTACCTATCAGGTACATACAGCTTTGTTTTAGCCATCGTCACTGTCCTCCTGTGACACCAGAGCGATTATCTCTTGCTCCACATAAGCCAGACTCTGTAATTGACCTATGCACGACCGATATGCTTCCCAATCTTTGCAGTTCCCTGAAGTTACTTTTTCGTGAACACTCTCCTTTTGTTCACGAATAATATGTAGTATTTTTTGTATTAATTCAACCCCATCCATCATTTTTTTTCTCCTTTACTGTATAAATTGTCAAAAGTTATATTTGGATCAGTATAACTTTCATGTTCTTCACTACTATGAATCCATTGACTAGGTATAAAATCTGGAGGTCCTTCTCCTGTTACCCAAAGAGCTGGATTTGTTACTCTTACTCTATTATTTGGTAAAGCAACTAAGTTACCTTTCCATTTACCTTCAGTAAGATATAAAACATGACTTTGTTTATGTTGATCTGGGCTATCAGCTATTTCATGTTCAGTGTAATCAACTGTAAAAATGTATTTAGCTAAATAAAATTTACCATCTATCTTAGCGTACCAAGGTGAGGATGATGCTCTATCTATTGATATAACTGAGTGATGATGAGACATACAATCCCAAGGTTGACATAAATGATTTTCCATTCTTTCTGGCCATTCATCAACTGGTATGTCTGCCATAAGACCTTGTATAGGCATGCGAGCCCACATTGCACCACCATGAACATTATTTTCTAAATCTTCACAACCTGTAAATATAACTTGAAATGATAGTGATCTATCTGGAATACAATTAACAGCAACCGCCAACCCATGTATAAACTCACCATGGTATCTTTGATGACCAGCTGTAAATTCTTTTCTGACCCACACCTTAAAGTAAGGGACATTGGATATTAAATAAGACATCTCTCCTCTTTCTTATTTATTTATTTTTTCTTTTTCTTTTTACCGCCTACTTTACCGCCTTTAGCGTAGCCTTTAGCTTTTTTTACCATTCCGCCAGCAAAGTAACCTTTTACACTTGTTTTCTTATACATTTTTACCTCTTTTTAGCTGTTTTTGCAGCTCTTTTAAATTGTTTATTAGTTGGAGCTCCTTTTGCTCCTTTTTTTCTCATTTTCTCACCAGAACCTGCTTTTATTCTTTTTCTTTTAGCATGGATATTAGCATATAAACCAGGTCTTTTTTTTCCTGAGCTTTTCTTTTTTGTTGCCATGTCTTACTCCTTAATTAACACTTCCATCTTCTGCGAGCTTGTCTAATACGAGAGTTTGGATTGTTTCTTGTTTTAGCACTACTTCTTTTTAGCTGACCAGCAGACCTAGCACAATAGCTTTTTCGTCTTTTTGCAGCAGCACTACCTTTTTTAACTTTACCAGTTACAGCAGTTTTTAATTTAGAGCCAGGATTCTTTCGACGATAAGCAGCAACACCTTTTTTAGTCATACCGGCACCAGATTTAGTTGATCGGTAATTACCACCTTTACCAGTGGTTTTTCTAATAGGTTTTGCCTTTTTTCTTTCCGCCATTATTTTTTAGATGTTTTTCTAACAGCCCTAACAAGACCAACTCTACCTAATGGGTCTTTGCCTTTTGCTTTTGGCTTAGCTTTAGTTTTCTTTTCTTCAGCCATGTTTGCCTCCTAATTTCTTTGAGATAAATCTCTTAATCGTTGAACATCAATTGCTTCTTGAACTTTTTCTTTATTAAGTTTTTCTAGTTCAACAGCAATTCTTGACGCTGCCATTTCTTCTTGAGCGTCTATTCTTTCTCTCGCAACTTCTGTTCTTTCATCAGCAGTTTGTTGTGAAATAGCATTTCTCTGTGCTGTTAATTGATTGTTTATTTGATCTTGTTGAGTTTTTATAACTGTGTTTGTTTCAAACTCTTTTGCATCTTGTTGTAGTCGTGCACCTTGTAATGCTAATTCTTGTTTTCGTATTTCTACAAGAGGGTCTTCATTACCACCTGGGGCAAGAACCTCAGACAAGTTAGCAGACAATTCAGCAATGCGTTGAGCAACTTCATTTTCTATTTCCATTTGTATTTGTTGCATAGCTTCTTCTGGAATTTGTCCTTGATATTGTTGTTGTAACTCTTGCAACTTAGGTCCAAATTCTGCCTCAACTAATTCTCTAGCTTGTAAAGCAACATGCTCATATATATGTGAAGTTAAAAGACCAATAATATTAATGTTAGCCATAACAGCAGGTGTTCGCATAAATGTTAAATGTGACTCAATATGTGCTTGATGATCTTGTTTTGGAAAAGCCTGTAGTCCCTGCCCTTGTAGAGCTTTAGCATTTTCAATAGCAGGGTCTTGAGGTTGAGGTTGTGGAGGAGGTGGTAATACTTTTTCAATATTACGCACGCCCAATGCTTCGTACATTCTTTTATACGCTTCATACATTCCAGCTGGCCCATGAACTTGTGGGTTCGATTGTACGAGCTGTAAACTTGTTTGAGCAATGGCAATTCTTTGAGCTGTTGAAAAGATGTTAGGGTCTGATACAGGCATAACATCAATTCTTTCATCAAAGTCTGATTGCTTAATATTTGGATCGCCACCACTTACTTCATATGGATATGCTGGTGGTGTGTAATCACGGAAAAGATTTGCTAGAAGATTAAATTCTACCTTCTGTGCATAATGTAATCTTTTATGAATAGCTGACATAATTTTTGTGCCACGCTCTAGCATAGCAACAGTCGAACCTACTGGTGCACTATTCTGTTCAGCTAACGGCATGTCGGCAACGGACGCAAATCTCTTACCGCTCTCAACAATAATGCCAAGTAACTGTAGTAAAGTTCCAGATGGTTCTTTAAATGGTAGTGGTATAATAGACGCTCTCAAGTCTCCGCCAGGAGCATCAATATCTCTAAACTCACCAGGTTGCAATGGGTCTGATTCATCTCTAACCCTAATACCTCTAGCTTTAAAACCAGCTGGTAAGTTTGCTAATGTTCCAGCGTCGATAAGCTGACGCAGAATAGATGTAGCAGAACGAGATAAGTTACCAATAATATGTGGTAAACCAAATCCGTAGAATCCTAGACCAGGTAAAAATTTGTAATGTACAAAATATTGGTTAGGAGTTTTT